TTTTGGTAAGAATTGCATCAATTGTTATTGAACTATTATTTAAATATCCCATATCTTATCCTACTTTTTAATAAATATGCTTACACGTAAATTTACTGTACACGTAATGTCCCTTGTTGATTTTCTCCAGCTTTATCATTATAAATTAATTGGTTTGGATTAACTGAAAATACTTCTATAATTGGATCGTAATTTAATTGTGGATATGATGAAGCCATATTAATACCAGGAGCAGATATACGACTTCCAGCATATCTTTGATTTTCTATATTTGTAAATGTATCATCGCGGTATGTAGCAGGTGATAATGATCGGCTATAATACTGTCCTAATGATTTACTTACATATGAACTATAAAAAAATGTATCCGCAGAAAATATATCACTCAATCTAGAATTCATAACAAATCCTTCATTTACAGATCCACTTGCTGCACTACCGGTGTTTGTAAGCCATATATTAAATAAATAATTGTTATCAATATAACCATTTGATCCGGATATATCATGATAAATTGATTCACCGGTGATTATATTTTCATTAAATGATATCGAAGCTTCATAATTTATATACTCTGCACTCGCAGTAGGATTTGAATCTGATAATAACATATCATATTGTGGATTCGTAAATGACGGTTGTTTTGTTATTTGTGCTTTAGCTCTTTCTAACGCATTAGGTTCAACTAATAATCCAGCAGCTTTATCAACACGTTCTGGCAATAATTGATTTATTTGATTAAATAATGCAAAATCGAATTGACTAAATATACGTATATAAGCATTTATATCATTACGGTCAGAATATTTTTTCCAATATTCATTTGCTACTGTATTTAAATTTGTATAATTTGTTTTAAATTCATCATTTGGATCGCCCATATAATCATCTAATTCAATATCGCCAATATGATTAAATATTTCTTTATTTATTTGATCAGCCATTGAATAAAATAATCCTAACCGATTCGTATCAATTGGTGCTCGATCAAATCTAGATTGTTCAGCAGATGAATCAGGTGATAATCGACCAATTAATTTATTAGATTCTAATCTTATTTTTTGTGAATATGGTAAATTACCTCCTAATGAAACTCCTTGAATATAATATGTTTCATTTACTGGTATAAAATTACCGCGCGCCTCATTTACAGGTGTTGCGAATCCAGATGCCGATGCGTAAGAATTATTATGATCAGTAAATGGAGGTGAAAAATCTTTAATTAATTGATTTGGATGACTTGATGTAAAATTAAATTCTCCGGTTCCAGAACAATCAACAGTATTTAAATCAGTACCAAATGGATAATGCCGTATTAACGTATCATAAGATGATGTAGCAGATAAACTAGAAACATAAGAAGTTGGGTTTAATGTATGTATATCAAATGTAGTTTCATCAATTTCTTCTAACCAACCGCGATACTCTTGCATTGATCCAGAAAATGATCCAGAAAACCCAGCGGTACTTGATATACCTTCCATATTTGTAACTGGCCCACTTCCGATAGGCGCGGCAAATGAAGCAGATAAAGCTGCTTTTACAGAATATGTATCTAGACCTTCAATTGGACCGCCTAATCGTAATTTATGAGAAGTGCCTCCATCATCCGGTGAACTCCAATAAGATGAATGATTAGCAGTTGTAGGAGTTAATTGTAAAGATGTTTTATGTATTATTTTACCAGTAATATAATCTGATGCTTGTTGACAACGTACTGTATATGTTGTATCTGTATTAGCAGAATTATTCAATGTATTAACACCAACACTTAAATTCCAATAATTACCATCAAATATTGGTATATAATCTGACATTGATGCTGAAGCCTTTCCTGCATCACCGGCTATAGCAAAATGTAATCTTCCATATTTATCACTACCAGAATATGATCCAGTATGTTGTATTGCAACCGCCCATGATACGCGATTATCATCATCTCGACTTACCATAATATTCATGTGTTGTCTAACATCTGGTTTAAATCTTACTTCATGAGTTAATATTGGAATTTCTCCTCTATCAATACCCCATGAATCTATACTACTTGATACATGATTATTTGGTATTTCAATAACAGCCTCATCATTAAATTGTAATGCATATACAAATTGATCTTCTATTAATGTCGGAGAATTACCTTCTACCTTAGGACCTCCGTATTCTCTAATAGAAAGTAAAGTTTGCGGAATACCATATGTATTCATTAATGCTTTAATAGACCTAGCCGTTCCTTTTGTTTTAAGCAAATATGGTAAATTATTAACTATACGTTGCCAAACTTCAGACGTTAATTGTTCATTAGATTTTGAGAATAAGGTACTAGTTGTTTTATAAGCACCTGATCCGGAATCAACTCCTAATTTATATTGCCATAATGCAGAAGCTTGATTTCCATCTGTCAATGACCAACCTAATGATTTTGCAATTTCATATAATGTATTTTTACTTTGACCTAATTTAGGATGTTCTTGTGGATGATATATTTTTGATAAATTATCTATATATGAATAAATAATATCATAATGATGAGCAATCATATTCACAAATAATTCATATTGCTCGTTATTTGAATCTAAACGAATATGTTCTGGAATTGTTTTTACTAATGCAGAATCATTTTCTATATCATATAAAGAAGCTGTAGCATATACCCCAGAATACCATGATGTCACTAACGATGATGTGCTATGATGTAATACATAATTACCATTTGAAATATATTTTGGCCATGGACTAATACGGTACGGTTGTGATCCTATACGACCACCTTCAATTTCATAATCGTTAATTGTATATACTTCTTGATCTGTGAATAAACTTGCAGTATTTTCATTATATAACCAACGTTCAAAACCATCAAATGATCCAATAATATTATCTTTTTTACTAGTATTTACTGATATATTTCCTTGCAATGCAGATATATCAGATCCAGACGTATCATTTAAAATAGAAATTCTAGAATCATAATATTCAATTAATTCTAACTTATATTTAAAATTTGCAATACGTTCTCCAGCAGATGAAAAATGAATAAAATTATTAAATCCAGAATAATCAATATCTAATTGTTGACCGGATAATGATCCTGAAAACATATTATCAATAATATTTTGTGAGGTTGAAGTATTTGCATCTAATAATGTATTCCATGATTCAAAATCAGTTTCAGTTACAGTACCATATGTAGTATCAATTTCAAAATTTGGTCCTTGTAATTCAATTGTATTATCTTTAAAATCTGTAGTAGTTGATTCTAATATAATTGTATCATTAAATGAATCTGATAATTCATTGACAATCCATGCAATTGATTCTTCTTCGATATCATTTGGTAATGGATCTAATAAACGTATTATTAAATCATCTTCAAAAATTGATTGATTAATAATTTTAAAAAGTTGATTTTGTCCAAAATTTAACACTGGTTCTTGTATCACAGTATTAACAAACTCTTCTAACATACCATCATGGTCTTCAGGATTATCTACTTCAACATGTTCAAATCTTAATTCACGCCTATCTGGTGAAATTTCTTTAAGATATATCATTGGAAAGTCTGCAGATCCTAACACCGGATCATATACGTTTATTGTAGCGTCAAATTCTCCACGACGTATATTATATAACTCTAAAATATCTACATGATCGATAAGAACTTTATCAGTATCAATTTCATATCCCTGTGATATTACGCCACCGACAATATATTGTGAATTCTCACCAGGTGTAAAGTAATGCACTTCAATAGTGCCATCCTTAATTAATCTCTTTTCTATATTAGTTACGATATTTCTTGCCATGGTGCATACTCATTATAATATAATACAGAACCAGCTGGTTCATATGGTTGCATGTATTCTAAATCAAATACATCGTTATTTGTTTCGTTAATATATTGTTGATATCGGCTTTGTTGTACATAATTACTATTAGCCTGACCATTTTCTCTTCCCTGCCAGGTATATCTTGGAAAATCAGTAAAAATTGGCGAATTGCTATCACGCGTATCTCGTAGATTATATATAACACCTTCATCGATCATTACATTTAAAACTGAATCATCATCGTATGGTTCGGCAGTGGTATTATATTCTAATTCCAAGCCATTTATATAATTATAATATTCTAATGTTTTTATTTCTGGATATACTCCAAACGATGCTTCATATGATACTGGGCGCCATTCTCCATAAATCATCATACTTAATGATCGTATAGCATTTGCATAAGTTCTTGTTCGAACTACCATACCACCTTCAAATTGTTCACGAATTTTTTCTTGCCATATCTGTTTCTGATAAACTTGTTCGTCATAATCATCACCGTCTATATAATCACCAGGATCACGTACGAATGGAGCGGTTGGAGTATAACCACTTTCATATCGAATAATATTAGTGTATTCATCAGATCGATTATCCATAATATTTAAATCATCATATATAAAAACATCTATATTTGTTTGGACTCGTATTGCATCATAAGTTAATCCACGTTCAACTAACATAACTTCTAATGTTTGATAATTAGGAATTAAAATTATATCTGTAGTTGCATCTTGAAATGCAATTTGTATTTCATCGTTAATTAATATATCATGAAAGTCACCAGATAATTCTATATCTGAAATAAATTCTGTTTCAATAATTTCCGGAGCTTCTTCTTCTTCAACTAGTTCATTATCTGTACTAATGAAAAAATCAAACTCATCATCTACATTACCAGTTATACGAGTTTGTTCTAATTTATATTCGCGATATTTTGAACGATTTATACGCATTAGTTAACGACCTTAAAATAGAAATCATCAAATGTTTGTATATCATCTCCAGAATCTCTTTCTATTTTTAATTGTATTTTATAATACCGTTCTGGCATAAATGAATCCATTCTTAATTTAAAAAAACTACCATCAGAATCACAATCAATTTGAGTACCTAAAGTATCATATGCAATAATTATTTCATTTGTTACAGAATCTATTATACTATAATATGATGTAGTTGGCAATCTTTCATTTGTTAGATAAAATGACGACGTTACATATGTTTTTGTAGGAAATTCTGGACGAACTCCTATTCGAAATTTTGAAATTTCTGAAGTTCTATATTCTGATTTTATATTTTTAAAATATGGTACATATGTATCCGCAGAAATCTCTATTGACCCGGTATCAGTAAATGTAGTATTATTCCAAACCACTTCTAATCTAGGAACAAATATTGTATGCGACTCTCTTCCGAAGAATTTTATAGAACCTAATGATTCGGCCGATTTTTCATCTATTAACGGACGTTTAACAATGAATCCATAGTTAGTAATATTACCTTTAACCCAATTATCTACTATATCAGTAACATTCATACGAATATCTGGTACTTGAGTATTAAATGATTGAGATGCTTCATATGTACTACTAGTTATAAATGCACCTCCTCCATTATTCTCCCCAATAGACGGTTCGGTATTTGATGCATTCCATTGAGTTCCTTCTTTTGCATCACGATATAACCACGAAGCACCAATTGTTGTTTCAGGATTGTCATTTACATATCCCTGTCCATTAGTCCATGATTCAGATACCGGAAATGCTTGTAAATTATATTTTTGTAATAAATCAGATGCATCTGATGATCTTAAAGATAAATAAACTGAGGCAGAATTTACGGAATTTCCTATAGCAGGTATTTTTCCAGAATTAATATCTGATGAAAGGGTATCGATTTCTGATCCAAAATCAATTAATATTCGAGTATTATACGTTTTATTACGATATCTACCATCTGTCCTTCCAGATCCAGATTGATGCTTTGTAAGTTCTAAAATTTGATCTATACCAGTATTACGATTTGGAAATCGTTCATATAAAGTAGTATCACGTTCTGCGTAAAATATTCTATACATTTATATCCTTAAGGTTTAATTACTCTACCACGAATATCATTATCTGGATATTTTATTTCAAATATACAAGGGTCTAATGAAGGGTATAATATGCCATTTTTTATTGCATTTTCTACATCATATTTATTACTCGAATATGATCCACCAGATTTATTATAAAATTCAAAATTTGCAACAGTTTGTACACCTTCAACTTGATCTAATGATGATATTAAATTTGCTATATTAATAGGTGCATTAATCTGCATACGATCATTTGATAATACTGTTTTTAATTTTGCGATACATGATAATAATACTTCATTACTATTATAATTTGGACGTGTTATAATTTCAAAATTAGCTGCAATATTTATTATGAACGCAGATTTTATATTTAATGCATCCGTTAACATACGATATTGTGATATATATGTTCTTATATTCTCTTTTAATGCTTGGTTACAATCCGTAAATTGTCCGGAAGAATTTTGCGCTAACAAATATAAATTTAATGCATATGGATTTGATACTGTATCAGATGGATAAGTAGTATCTGATGTATTAATCTGAGTGTCACCAACTATATAAGCTTTTGATACTGATCCAAATCTGGATGGCATAGAATATATTCTTGCAATATAATCTTCACGCGTTATTGCCCTATTTTGAGCTGCAAATGCAGCCATCGCATTTTGTTTAATATTATCTAAATTTTGTTTTGATTTTCCACCTAATGCTGGCTCTGGATTAGTAACTGCTAATGATGCTTTTGAATCGATTAAACTAACATTGGCCACTTCATTTAAATATGTGACATTATTTATTTTTGTTATTGAATTAACACCTACATTGTCAGATAAACTACCTCCCACCGAATATCGTACTGTTATCGATGTATTAGCTGGTGCAATACCATATGTACTAGTATATAAAAAATTACTAGGATCTATAGAATCTGTAGTAGTACGTTTTAAATATTCTAACCCAGATCCGACATTTTTTGGATTTGGAATAATTTCTTCATCATGATCAACGGATAATCCTGATCCAAATTGTAATTCTAATCGATTATCATCTCGCAATCTTGTTACAAATCGCCTAGGCGTTTTACGTAATTTTAAAATATAAGGAACTGAAGATCTATGTATAGATAACTCTGGATCGTTAAATGGAATATTAGCTATATCTTCAAAAATAGTATCTTGTGCCAAATAATCTACTTCAGACCATTTGTTACCCGCAGAATCAGTTACATCAATAATATTAATAATATCTGATTCAGGTAATACTATTTTATCATATGGTTTAGGATCTTCAAATGAAAATGATAATGTTTTTATAATACCAGATTCAATTTCTACTTGTTTTTTTAACAAATAACGAGCAACATTATTACCAGAATCAATTTCATATACTGAAATATCTGGATCGTCGTTAAAATCGATCGGTGTAATTGATCTAAATTTAATTCCTTCTTCGCTTTCTAATTCTAAATTAGAATCAATTGATAACGCATAATTCATATCAGGCCTAGCACCCGCCCCTGATCCAGATGCAATTACTAATTGAAAGACGTCTAACGTTGTTTTTGATGGAGAATTTAATTTTGGTTTATATCCAAATAACTGTGATAACGCTAAAATATTAGATTTTTCTTGAGCAGATGATAGTAATGATTCACGAAATGATGTATCTGTATAATATGATAATACATCTCCGACATAAGAAGCCATTTCAATAAACATCATTCCAGGCGATGATTCATTAAAATCTTGATATGTATCCGGAAAATAATTTTTTGCAAAATTTATTAAATTTTGTCTAAATTGAGCAAAATCTTTACTTAAATATTTTACGTCTTTTTTAATTAAATTTGACACGATTAATATCCTCCTGCAAATGTAGTTGTATTAATTTGTTGTAACGATGTATCTAAAATCACATCAGATACTTGTAAACTATTTTCAGATGCTAAAACATTTATAACTAAATTTGAACCAATATTGGTAACTTGAAAGTGAATTACAATTGTTAATTGATGCATATCTGCACTTGTAATTGTTTCTATATTACTTATTGTTATATATGGTATCCAAAAATTTATATCTTTTGTTAACGTTTTTTTAAGTGATGATCTAATATCATGAGTATTATTTTCAAAAAGTATTTTATAAATATCAGTACCAAAATTTGGTTGCATTAAACGTTCACCTTTTTGAGTTAGCAATAAAGTTTTAAAATTTGATACTACCTGATCTTGAGTAGTATATGTAGATCCAAATACAGAATTACCTCCCGTACTACCGGATGCATAATGTGCAGTTTGTTTACGTGCCTTACTACTCATATTGAATGGTAATGGTACACCGATAGCAATATCTGGTGTTTCATTTACTGGTTGATATTTATAAACAGCTCTAGCCATTTATTATTTACCTTTCTTTTTATCTATAGCTTTCATTAATGCAGAATAATCTTTTGTCATTGCATTGACGGTTGCTGCTACACCTTGTTTTTGCATATTTACTGATTCACCATTTATTCCAGTAGTAGGCGCAATAGATGGAGTCGTCTCCATGCCAAATGCTTCAGCCATTTCTGATTTAAAATTCATTGTACTCCAATCTGACATGTCTGCAGATACAGGCGTTCTAGCTGTTTCATTTAATAAATCATTTAACATTGAATTTTTTGTAAATTGTTTTTTTGTAATTGCACGATTAGGTATTGGATTTTCTGTGACGTGAGATAAATTCATACCATGTTCAATTAATTGACTGTGATTAGATTTTTGTTCGGTTAATACTTCACGTACTGCCCCTTGAACTTCTTCTCTAATAATTTTTCGTAATAACTTTACAAATGATTTTGAGCTCATAGTAATATCCTTTTTAATAAATATGTACTACGTTAATAATTGGTTAAGTAATTACACCTGTACCTGTACCTGTCTGTGCAACAGCAGATCCAGCTGTTATAACACTAGTTGTAACTGTACCAGACCGTACATATTTTTCAATTGCATTTGCTAATCCTTTAGCCAGATCTAGCTGTGCTTTATTTTTATTTGAAGTATTTTGTTCTGCTTTTTTTAAAACACTTACAATTTCAGTTACTAATAATGGTTTATTTAATGGCATAATGTTCCTTATTGTTTCATACGCTTTATTTCTGTTAATATTTTTGTAAATTCTGCTAAATTAATAGGCGGACCTGACGGCCCAGTCCCGGTTGCATGGGTCATTTTAGTTATAGCAGTTACTAATGCCTCTAATTGAGTTACCAAATTATCAACATCTATAGACCAGTTTGGAGTAGCTAATTTAATATCTTTTTTAGATACTAACACTAGCTCATCTTCTCGTGCATTAAATATTAATCGATTAGATGATATAACTACTTGTGGATTTGTATATGATGTCAATGTTTTAGTTCGTTGGCCTATTTTGCGTTGTGCTAATTTTAAATTATTTATTTTCTGTGTAGATGACAAATAAATTAAACTAGAATCTTTGTCTGGATTTTCAATCGTAAAATACCCAGATTTTCGTGCTCCATCTAATCCACATGTCAATGCAACAAAAGGATCTCCCGCGGCCGATCCTTGCCATATAGGTTTTTCAGAATATGCAGATAAATTACGATGAGTGCTCGAAAATCTTAACACAGATCCAAATCGATCTTGTAAAATTGTATCTCCTTGATAAGGTTGTATTGTAACAATGTTACGTGATTCAAAAGATAATTGTTCTGGTGGCTTTACCTTTTTAGTAGAAGATATACCTTCAGATGTATAATTTTTACTATCAACTCGAGTATTTTGTATAAACGGCATTATATTATTATTCACTTGACCGTGCATACTTACAGCCGGCATATAATAATATTGTTCTGTTTTTGAATCTTCAGTAAGTCCTGATATAGCACTAAAAATAATAACCTGTTCACCGTATAATGGTACATTGATAAAATTTGCATTAGCAGGAATAGCCGTTACGATACTTGAAAATGATGTACGTTGTGTATGCAATTGTACACGTATTGTACCCGGTGCTAATTCTATATTACGTTCATCTGTAAACTGTTTAAATTGAGTCGGGTTCGAGGTCTGTACTACTTGGCCTATCTGTAGACTGATGTTGCTTGGCATTAGTTTCCTTACTATTTGCTTGCAATTTTTTAACTTCTGTTTCTGCTTCTTCTAATAATTGCCGACGTTCTTCATCTGATAATCCAAATTCACCATCATCTGATTCTTTCATTGAAGCTGAAACTAATCGTTGTACTACTGCAGCTAATTTTACTAAAGCATCGTCATTTTTTACAGATATTTCTAAATAATCTTTTATCATAGGAACTAATACAGTTGCATCGCCAGTATTTTTTATTAATGGCTGCAATTCTTTTATAAGTCCTTGAATTTGCCGATCTTTCTTTTTTGAATTATGATATATATCACGCATCAAATCAGAAAAGTTTGTCCCTTGAAATAATTCAAATTCTGCACTCATGATAATCCTTTTATATAAATATAAGAATTAAGGATTTGTATTAACTATATGACCGGTCTTTGAATATACTGAATACATTTTTGCATAATCTCGTTTCATTACATTTAAAACTTTAGTAATGTTTTGAGTTTTAAGTCCTGTACGTTCTCGTATTAAAATATATAAAGCTTTTTTATTAAAATTTTCTATATTCTCTCGTATACGAAATAATTCTAATATTGTATCTGCTACCATTATATCTCGTTTATTATAAAATATAGTATTCATATGTTCATCGTACCAATTGACCCATAAATTTGTAAAATCACGTAATGATTCTTGATGATCTGATAATGATACTTCGGCATGAATATTTCTGTTATTATCAATTTCTGTAGTATCAGTTCTAGATTTTAATTTAGCATAATTTGCATTATTTTGTATAATAAGATAATTTTTTGCTACAATTGAAAAATAAGAAAATGCTTTACCTTTACCTTCTTGATATTTTCCTATTTTTTCTGTTAAAAATGCAACTACTTCTGCTTTAACATCTTCATAAGGTACGTCAAAATAAGAAAATCGAAATGTATGATAAATATTTTCAACTAATTTATTAAAAGGATAGTTGATATGTTCTTTAAATACTTTATTACGTTTTAATTGGTTTGTTTCTTTATTATATGCAATAATTGCTTGGTCTGTCATATATGTAAAATACATATTTTTAGTAGGTTTTCTACCACGCCGTTTTTTAGGACCATTTACTTCTAACTCTGCCAATTCTTCCGCTAGCCAGATATAAAATTTATCTACAGGACTATGTTCTTTCATTAAAATCCTTTATTTAATTCATCAATTATATCACGAAGTTCTGTAAATATAAATCCAGTTTCGTCATCTGCTTGAAATGATCCTAATCTATCAATTTGCTTTAATTTAGAATTTGATTCATTCATACGAGATTTTAACGTCGTAAAAAATTGATAATATTCTGTGTTAGAATTTTCAAGTTCTTCAATATACTCTTCTAATGCTTCTTGTTTACGCATCTGATTAAAATTAATTAAAATAGAAGCAGTTAATATTATAGATAATACTATTATTGTTATCATATTAATCTCCAAATAAATCGTTAAACATTTTATTAGCATTAATTTGTGTTTGCGGACTTGTTATTTTCCTTTTAGGAGCATTAGTAGTAATAGGTTTATTATTATTCCAACGCTCATATTCTATTCGAGCTGCCATTGAATCTGCTTGATGCATTACATATCCTAAATTTGTTTTTAATTTTGCATCTGCAGATCTAGATATAAAATAAGGCTTATTTGAATCATCATATAATCCATCTGTTAATTTAATACCTAACATTTCATTCCATGATATTTCTATTCCATAATGTTGTAATAACCAGATAGATAAATCATTTACTAACGTAAACGGATTATTAGGATTAATTTTATATTCCTTACCTTGATTCTTTCTATGCCATTCTGAATCGTTTATTTGATATATTTCATTACCATCACCCGGAAATCCCATTTTACCAATATCATGATTTAATGCAGTAAACATTAATTCTTCTCTTGTATAACCTGACATATCTCCTTCCATACGAGTCCATAACGCATGTACTTCTTGGGCACATTTAATTACACGCAGGACATGTTCTACATATCCACCTGGAAATGCGTTATGATAATGATTAAAAGATGACGCTGGAGCTAATGCCATTCTATCTTCCATATCAGTATACATGGCTAATAATTTATCTTTACGAGTTCCTGTAAATTCTGTTTTGATGATTGTTAATAATTCATCCCAGTTTTGTGCTATCTGATCAGCTGTTAATTTCATATTATTTCGTCAATTACATTAAATTCTTTTAATTGTTCTGCAGTTAAATATAAATCAGTTTTCATATTATCTTTCCACCAAGACTGATCTTTATTAGTTTTTTCTGCTAATATATCATATATAGTTTTTTCTATATTCTTTACATTATCTAGATATGCAGATATATCACTCATCTTACCACCTAGGAAACTTGATGATTGGTGAAACATTACAGTTGATCGTTTACTCATCATTCTAGAACCGGTACCACATGCTAATATAATTGCGGCGGCCGAAAAAGCTCTACCTCTACAAATTGTATTTACTTTAACATCTAATGATTCTATATAATCAATGATACCTAACATTTCATGTACATCTCCTCCTGGAGAATTTATCATTAGATTAACAGGTGCCTTTTTATCTTCACGATTTTGTAATAAACTACGCATACGTATAATAAGATCTGTTAACGTACTATCTGTTATATCATCATTTAAAAATATTATTGAATCATTATAATCAACTAAAGTTGCTAATTGATTATGTAAGGCTTCATATAATGAGCCATTATCTTTCTTTTCTTCGTGTTCAACTGCTTGTGGAGCTTTTTCGTCGTATATACTCATCTATTACCTTTTATTAATTTATTAAATATAAAGAATTTTTTTCGTAGATCAAAAGATTATCTAATCTTTTTCAATTGACGTTCTAATTTTTTCAATTGTGATTGACCCGACTTAATATCCTTTTTAAACCGTGCCTTCTTTACATCACCTCTAACCAATGCCATTTGTTCTAAAATAGACTGCTTAAGAGTAGCCTTCTCTCCCTTAGATAATTTTCGTTTTGTAGATTTAGGCTCTATTTTAGTAGCAACTTTAGTGCCTTTTAATTTTTTCTGCTCTACACCTTTATAAAATACGTTACCATCTTTATCAATAAACTCTTTCATGAATTGCCAACCTCGAGGTCTTCCTTTTGATACATAACCTTTTCTCATTTCAGGTGGTGGTACAGTTTTACCAGTACATTTAGAACATAATACTGCCGTCGTATTTTCAGTAACCTTAACCCATTGTTTACATCGATTGAGAGATTTTAAATGTTCCCATGCAAAATAAGATTCATCTGCAATACTATTTCTGCAAATCATTTCTCGTTGATTATCTCGCATGCGAGATCTAAATTGATGTGTAACTTTTTTCTTTCTAGCCATAATTTATTTATTTATTAATACCAATAACCACTGCCGCGGCGTTTTTCTTTTTCATTGTATATATCTTCTTCATAATGTAAACCATCGTTTCCATTTTGGCCTATTATTTTCATACGTTCATTATCTCGTAATTCGGCTTGACTCTGAGAAACTCTTGTTTTAAGAGCTTGGAATTCCTTTTCTTTATCAGAAACAATACGTTCTTCATCCTTCTCTAATTCTTCTTCCCAATGTTTTAATACATCAACATCGTTAGGATCAAAATGATCATTATCCTTTAATGAATATGATACGCCCCATTCTGCCCCTTCTGGTAAACTACATTCTACTCGTCGTTCTAATTCTCTGTTACGAGCTTTAAAATAATCTTCCTTTTTATCTTTAGGCTTAAGTTGGTTAAATGCAAAATTAGCCGCAATTACCATTGATATAGCTAATGGATCAAATACAAAAATAATTAATAGTAAAAACCAATTAATAATTTTATCCATTTCTATATTTAATAAATTAGATAAATATATTAAAGGTCCTAATTCACGCGTAGTATCATTTCCTATCTGTTGTTCTAATATATCTATATCTAATTTTGCAATAGAATCAGTTACTGCATTTAAATTAATTTTTGCTTCCTGTAGTTGTGATTGTAATAATTTACGTTGACGTGATGATGTTGTTTCAACTAACTGCCCCGTTTCTTTATCTACATATTGTATCTTTATTGGATTACTTAAAGCCTCTGTCCAAGTAATTACAGATTGTTTCAAATCATTTCGTTGTTCTTCAAATCGCGTACGTTTTTGATCAATAATAGCAATCTGTTTATCTAAATAATTTGATTCGTTAGCAGTCTCTTGATATGCTCCGGAAAGATATCCATAAATACCACCAGATGTTATTAATATTAATATACCAACGGATATAGAAAGATATATTCGTAAAATTTTATTAATACTATCCCAGTACTGATATAATAAAGATGCAACAACTAACTTTGCAAATTCTAAAGAACTGGCCATTATAATTACCTGCGTACTAGCACCAGCAAACAGTTTACTTAATCCAAAAACTGAATAAAATGCCGCAGAGCCTGATACTGCTAAAGCAGATAATGCTATAACAATTGGAAGTAATTTACGTTTCATATTTAACTAGCAGTTACGCGGTCAATTGCAAACTTTAATTTTTGACGGAGTGTTCTAAAACGATTTTGAGCTTCTAATGGATCAATTTTTACACCACGTTCAACAGATTGTTGTAAAATCATGACCATATTATCAGCTTCATCTAACTGTCTTAATACATTTTCTCTATCTTTCATAGTAAAACCTTTTTCTTATTATATTGATAAATATCGCGATAACCTAAAACCGCCAATTCTTTTGCCTTTGCTTCTACAACAATGTCTAAATCCATATCATATGTACGAATTTCATCTTTGATATAATTAGAATGAGCTTGTATACGTATCTTATCTATATCATGTTTCATTGCAGCAAACGTTGGCCATTCACTAACTTCGTTTAACGGAATATTCTGCTTAGCCATCTTAGCTTCGAACATACGTTGAAATTCATGTCTGCGACATTCGCTATAGTGAGTACATTGCCTAACATCTGATGGCCAGGTGCTAGCTGCCATCTGTAATGCTTCATATTCGCTAAGACCTGCAGGGTGGAATGTATGATGATGATAATCAAATGTAATAGGTATGCCAGTATCTCTATGGAACAAGTCGTACAATTGTCGTACACTATACATAGAAGCTTTATCGTCATTCTCAACAACTAATCGCGCGCGACATGCTTCTGATAAACGGTAATAGTTCTTAATCCATCTAAGAGCAGTAG